TTGATAAAAAAACACAAACATATAAACAAAAAACTTTTAGCAAGGATAATTACTAATGAGAAAGATAATTTACGGACCACCGGGTACAGGCAAAACTTACTATTTAATGAATGAACTAGAGAAAGTATTACAAAAAGTTGAACCAAGTAAGATAGGTTATTTTACGTTTTCAAGAAACGCTGCACAAGAGGGTAAGAGTAGAGCTATGGATAAGTTTAATTTAACAGAAAAAGACTTACCATATTTTAGAACTCTTCACTCATTTTGTTTTAATATATTAGGACTGAAGAAAGAAAATGTAATGCAAGAAAAAGATTATAGAGACTTAGGTAGAGATCTACAGATAGAGTTTGAAGGTATTAGATATGATCATGACCACGAAGGTGTATTGCATTCTAAGGATCCTTATATTTCTTTAATTAGTTTAGCTAGAAATAAAAGAATGTCTCCAATAGATTTATATAATCAAAACGGTAATAGCTATAACCTTACATACGATAAGTTAGATATAATTAATAAAGAATTATATCGTTACAAAAAACAAAAAGGATTAATTGATTATATTGATATGCTTGAAAAATTTTTAGACAAAGGAGAAAGTCCAAAGTTTGAAGTCATATTTGTAGATGAAGCACAAGACTTGAGTTTAATACAATGGGACATCGTTAAGAAATTAGAAAAAAATTCTAAACAATCTATTATTGCAGGCGATGATGACCAAGCTATTTACAAATGGAATGGTGCAGACGCAGATAGTTTTATTAATCTTGAAGGAGAAAAAGTTATTCTTCAACAATCTTATAGGGTGCCTCAAAAAATATTTAATGTTGCAAACAATATTATTAAAAAAGTTAAGAACAGAGTAGAAAAGAATTGGGTTCCAAAAGAAGACTTGGGAGAAGTTAAATATCATTGGGAAATAGATAAGGTAGACTTATCAGAAGGAGAATGGTTGATATTGGCTAGAACAAATTTATTTCTAGAAAAAATAGCTTATTATCTAGATCAAAATGACTTTTATTTTCAACGTAGAAATTCAACTCCAAGAGTTAAGAACATTTATTCTTTAATAGAAAATTGGAATAAATTAAGAGAAGGCATCCCTCTACATTATAATGATTATAAAAAGATAACTAATAAAATGTCTAAAAATGTAGACTTAAAAAGTATGAAACACATGTCTAA